ACGTATAGCTACTGTTCCTGTACCGTTAAAGTTTACCCAAGCTCGGCATCCATATGCAACAGCAGTAGAACCATAGCCTGAATTAAAAGATAAGTTGCCTGCAACAGATACAGTTCCTGCAAAAGTAGCATTTTGTGATGTATCTAACGTCAGTGCAGTCGTACCAGAACCTGTGCCAGTTTTAAGCTCAAGTATACCTGCGTTGTCAGCCGAGAAAGCCAATCCGTTTGTTGCATTACCGGCGGTAATTGTTGTTGCCATATTTTGCTCCTAGACTAAATTACCACCCAACGGCAGCCGGTAGGCAATGTGATTATAATCGGTGATGTGATGGTTGTAGACGATACCGACTGCGACGTATCAACTGTGTAAGTACCCACGCCGCCGGTGCCAGATATATACGCGGTGATCTTCGTGCCGGCAGTCACGCCAGAGCCTTCTATGGTTGAGCCAACCGCTAATACGCCTGCGGTCACTGATGCGATTGTTAGCGTTGTACCTGCAATACTACCTGTACCACCAAACGGATCGCCGGTCGTTATGACGCCGGTGGACATCGCGTTCTTGGTCGCGCCTATCGTGTAGCTGGTTGTGATCGTCTGATCGTTCTCGTAAAACGCTTGGTTGGTGCCGCCGCCTGTAGCACCCGTGCCGCCAATCGCGCCCCAGCCTGATGGGCTGTAGCCCTCAAATTGCGTCAACGACGTGTTGTAGCGAATCATGCCTTCGGCTGGTGTAGCAGGACGGTCGGTCGTAGCACCTGATTGCAACTGAGTGTAGCCAAAGCCGGTAAAGGTTACATCACCTGTAGCTGACAGCGTAGTAAACGCGCCGGTGTTAGGTGATACATCGCCGATAGGTGGTGGTGAGCCAAATGACAGATTGTCCAGCGGCACCAAAATATTATCGGTGGTGTACTGCAACACATCGTTGGAGTCAGTAATGACGAACTTGTACGCAATCGTTGGTTGCAGCCAGATGTTGGCCATACCACGCGAGTCAAGAATAATCGGGTTGGTATTAGCTGTTGCGCCGGTCTGATCGGTGTAGGTTGTAATCGGTGTAGTCGTGCCACCAGCGTAGGTGTAGACTTTACCTGCAACTAACGGCGTACCGTTACTGGTAAAGAATTGCTGCTTAGGTGTCGGAGTTAATGAAGCCATTTACCTTGCCCTCAAGTTGTTTTGATTTTCAGGTGCCAACGCATTTTTACCTGTTATTGCTAAAGCGCCAGGTGTTGCTTGAATTACGCGGCCTCCTGCTGACACAGGATTTACGCCTTTAAACGGGTCAACAAATCGTTCACCCGCTGCTTGGCGCGCCATTGCTTTTTCAAGCGAAGCAGCTGCTAACTTAGGGTCTAGCATTTCAGCGGCTAATTCAATTGCTATTTTATCGTTAATTTTACCTTGTAAAGCTCTGGAAATTGTATTTGCTAACGTAGCGAGTTTACTAAAAAACGCCGGTGATTTAGCTAATTCTTCCGCAGGTATAAGTTTACCGGCTTGGCTACCGGCTGCGGCCTGCGCTTCAAATTGCGCTTCTCTGGCCAAATCTGCACGTATGCCATTTACAATTTTAACTTGGTCAGGTGACAATACGTCAGTTAACTGCAAATACCGTTCTTGCCCTGTCGATTTTTTAATCGTGCCAGGCGCATTTTTAACGGCTTCGGAAAATACGCCTGCGCGTTCGGCAGTAGAGGTTACTACAGATGGTATAAGTTTGCCTTCTAAATATTGCCCAACTTGCATAACATTAATTGGCTTGCTTTTTTCAGCATACGTTGCGCGCGCTTCAGCATACTTTGCAGATTTATTTTCAAACCATTTTAAAAATTCTTTTCGTGTATCTGTAATTGCAGAAACTTCGTTTGATCCTAGGCCAAAAGTTTTTGGATCTTTAATAAGGTCATCTAAAGCTAACTTTAAATAATGTAAACTTTTGCCAGTAAATTTAGCGTATTCAGCGGGCAATGTTTTTGTGTCAAGCGGAAGCCCTTCACTATCAACAATTGTTGAGCCTACTTTTTGTTCAGGTACGTTTTTACCTATTTGAAATACTTCATTACGTTCTTTTGCTAGTTGTTTAGCGCGCGCAATTGCTTTTTCCATTGATGGGCGTTCTAATAAATCTACAAACGCATCGTCAGCTTTAATAACTTGTTTATCCGCTGGACCATACAAAGGCTTGACCGCTTTTGCGCGTTCTTGTTTTGCTGCCGCCAATGATTTTTCATCTTGCGCTATAGTGCCTAACGCTTCACGTCGCGCGGCTACATTTGCTTCGCCTCGTGCAAAATATGGCGTTGTTGCAAAAGGTGCTACTTCTTGTTGCAACGCAGCGTATTTAGTTGAACCAGCAGGTGCAGCGGCTACGCCAGCGGTCGGCATACCTTGCGCTACAAACTCATCATAATTACGTAGCGCGTTAATAATTGCTTGTGGCTTACCTTCGGCAGCTGCGGCTAATACTGCTGCTTTAGGGTTCATTACTTTGCTTAAATAGTTAACTGTAGGTTTATACGCAGCGCCTACAACTTTGCCTAATGCTTGTCCACCAAGTTCATATGCGCCGCCTTCCGCTACATTAGCTAAAGGTGTTGTGACTTGCTCCATGCCTTGACGCGGTTGCTTCATACCCATTGCAACGTCAGCGGCTTCAAGACCTTCTTTAGCTATGCCGTAACCTAAGCCTGATCCAACCATAGCGCCGGTTAATGGATTTATAATTAAAGTAGGTGAGCCTAATGCACCTGCGCCAGCGCCATATAAACCACCTACCAAAGCGCCGCCTACTTCCATTACCGGCGCTATATAAGGACGTGCAGCCTGATAAATTTCCTGACCTCTAGTTAAGCGTTGGCCAGGTATTTCACCTGCCGGCGCAGGTGCGGATGCAGCAGGCACGTCGCCAGCCATCATTTCAGACGCGGCGGTTGCCATTTCTTCATCCGTAAGCCAAGACCCGCCTATCTTGTAGGCTTTAAGTCCTTGCGGATTAGTAGCCGATTGTTCAATAGGTTTCCATTGGTCATCAACAAATGCAAGACGCGCGCCAGTTTTTGGATTGGTTGCAGTTTGAATGGGCATAGTTATTTATCCACAACAAAATCTGGTGGTAAATCAGCAACGCCTTTATTACCACCGGCAGCTGATTTTTTAGCGGTTGGTTTTCCTGAAACGGGATTTTCACCGTAATTATCAATAAAAGAAGCCTCTACTTTAGTTTGAAGGTCCCTTGCTTGACGTACTACATCGCGTAATTGTTCAGCAAAATTAGGGGCAAGAGGGTCTAATGCTTGAACAGCGGCTGAAACAAATTTCCATTCCTGCACTGCCATGTTACCTAACTTACCGTCAGCCGATGCTATTGATCGGCCTAAATTCATTACTTTACCTTTAAATGTTTCTAACTTTTGTTGCGCGGCGCGCGCGTCGCCGGCAGGAAAGTTAGGGAGTACCCCTAAGTATCCAGTTATGCCCCCAAGACCAGGATGCGGCGCTATTTTCTTTTCTGGATTACCTACTAATTCATCGGTAAGTTTTTCTAACTCGTTTGCAGTATCTCTAGCTGCACGGAATCGGCCAGCGTCTACTGTACGTTCTTTAGTAGCCTTTTGCTGTTGTGCGGCGGTCAATGGTTTTTCTGCACTTGACGCAGGCGTTAACCCTTGCGCTATAGCTGTTTCACGGCTAACAAATTTTGCTTTTCCGGTAACTGGATCAATAACTTCTACAGCTGGTTGCGAAGGCGGATTCACGCGCTTAAGGTTAGCGTCTAACTTTTTGTAATCTAAGAAACTGCCTTTATAGCCTTCGCGTTTTGCAATTTGATAGCCCGCATATTCTGGGTCTTTTCCAGAAACCATATTTTCAATTAATTGCAATCTATTTTTTACGACATCGTCTGTGTCACGTGCGCCTCTTTTTTTAAATTCGGCTATTTCATTTTCTAGTTTAAGCACTTCCGAAGGATCGTAAGTTTTGCTAACTGCCGTTAACAATCGCCCAGCGTTTGGCGCGTTTGATTGCGCCAAAGCAAGTATTTTTTGTTTTTCTGTCAGCTCAGGTTTGTCAATTACGTCAACAGGCGTCAACCCTTTATTTGCTGCTACGGCTGGCGTTTCAGTTGCTTTAATCGCTAATTGATTAACTGGCTCTGCATCAACCGGCATAGCACCGCCTGCTGCCAGCATATTAATATCCGGTACACGCGCAGCAGCAGATGCAGCAGCAGGCGCTGCTGCTGGCGCAGCAGCTGGCTGCGGTGCGGCAGCGTTCGCACGGCTAGCTTTTTTATCAGTTATCCACTTATTAAAACTTGGCGGCGGTTCATTGTTTAATATGTTTGCAAGTTTGTCCGATTCGTAAAAATCTTGAACCATCTTTTGCGCGTGGATAACATTTTCTACTTGACCCGTATTATTTAACGCTTCAGCAACAGACAGCCAATCGCCAGGGTCGCCGCCCCTTTGCGCAATGTCTTGTGCAAACTTCTTAGTGCGATTGCTTGATTCAATCATCTGCTGCAACTGCATTTCAGATGCACGTGTTTGTGACTGCGCGCCAGCTAACTGTTGTTGCTGAAGCTGCGCCTGCATATTGCGCGATTTTTGTTGTTCATACGGCGTAGGGCCATCTAGCCCTTGCGAAAGTAGACCCCATTCTATAGCCATAATTTATACGCTCCCTGGAGGATAGGTATTAGACGCGCTAGTTTTTGGATTAAAAGTAGCGGTATAGTCTTTATAGTAATCGCCCAATATGCTGCCAATATTTTGAGCAGCGCGCGCTTGAGCATTAGCACCATACAAACTAGCGTTAGCTTGATTGTAACCTTGACCTATCATAGCGTTACCAACATTTCCAGCCATTGCACTACCTTGACTAGCAATCGTTTGCGCAGTAGTTTGGCCTTGACCAACCAACCCTGCTAGTGCGTTACGGCGTGTAGCTTGCTCACCTATGTAACGATTGTATGCGTTGCCGTATTCTTGCGATGCTAAATTTTGCCCAAACTCCGTAATCCCACGCATTTGATTACCGCCCCGCAAACTACCTCGTGCAGCCGCACTGCGGTCTAACGCATTGATACCTTCTTTAAGACGAAACCCGTAACCAGGGTCCATATACTTTTGAAAATCTTCGGTGGTAAATCCGCGCACCAAATCGCCACCAGATTCTATACCTTTAAGATAGCTAGGCAACGCATTAACGCCTGCTTGATAAAAAGGTTGCTGGCGCTTTACGCCTTCTTCGTATTGCCGGCGTTGCAATGCGGTAGCTTCGCGTGTAGCTTGTGCAGTAGTCGCCGCCGCGTTTTCCGCAGCATTACTTTGCATATCTGCGCCAATTAAACTACCTGTTACCGCAATAGCCGCTGAAATCCAGCCCATATTAGGACTCCTTAACTAATGTTTGCGTAATCGAATTGACTACGTCTGTATCTATAGGTTGCGCTAAAACTAAGTCAATATCATCCGTATCCGTATAGTCAGTTGCATGGATGCAATACCAAACTACTTCGGTTAGTGATTTAATGCCGTGGTGCTTGCCGGCTTCAATAGTTAGGCAAGCTGGCGCGTGAACAATAGTTTTAACGCCGTCAACCATTAACTCTACGGAACCTTGCGCCAAAATAGAAAAATGATCGTGTTTATGCGAGTGCTGTACCAGCACATGCTGCGCAGGTATTTTAGTTTCTTTTGTGTATAGTCCGCTGCTAAAATAATGCGTAATCATATCAAACCACCACCCATCTGGAACCCGAAGACACCGTTACGGTCACGCCGCCTGATACCGTTATGATACCCGCGCTGACACCTGAATAACCGCTTGGAATTGTGTAGCTGGTACTTATTGTCAAACTGTTGACAAAAATACCGTTACTTGCTACTAAATGTGTCGATGTTAATTCACCAGTGCTAGGTTTGTACAGCAGTTTTGCATTGCCCGTGTAAATAGTTGACATTGTGCCAGACGTGGCGGCAGCAAATGTCGGGTACACGTCTGTAGCCGTTGTCGTGTCATTCGATATGGTCAGACCAGCGCCGCTGGATGCCGCCCACTTAATGCCGGTTGCCGTAGTTGAATCGGCTGTCAAAACATACGTATCCGTGCCTACCGCTTGCCGTACATTGTCCGTACCATCACTGACGATTAGATCGCCTTTGGTCGTAACTGGCGACAACGCGTCAAAAGCCGCTGTTTTAGTTGTCTGACCCGTACCGCCGTTAACTATGGCAACAACGCCGGTTACATTGCTGGCGGTGCCTGTTGTGTTCTGATTAAAGGTTGGCCACGTAAACGTGCCGGTACTAAAGTCGCCCGATTGCGGTGTACCCAGAATTGGCGTAACCAAGCTAGGCGATGTAGCCAGTACCAGCGTGGTGCCTGTACCTGTGGTTGTATACGATGCACCCCAAGCCGTGCCGGTTGAGTTAGGTATGCCAGCGCCAGGGTACGTCATTGGCAACGTGTTTGTAATCGTAAAGCTAGGGTATGTGCCAGACGTGCTAATACCCGTGCCGCCTGTTAACGATACCGTTTGGTCAGGCGCCGTATTGGTAAACGTCACATCGCCGGTTGCTGACGACACCGACATGCCGGTGCCAGCAATCGCGCTGGTTACACCCGTGTTGGCAATCGTGATCGACCCAGCGCCTTCCGTAATGCTAATGCCTGTGCCATCCGTCAGGTTGGCGTTTTCCCACACACCCGTTACAGCGTCATAGATCAGCGTGTTGCCAGATGCTAACGACGTAAAATTGACGTTACCATCTGTGCCGCCTAAAACTGAGCCAAAGGAGGGGCGAACGAATAGCACGCCGTTAGCCACGCCTACATGAACAACCGCAGCCACCACGCAAATAGCTGCTGGGGTAACGGGTTTTGTCTTGGTCAGGCCACCTGTTACTAATGGGTTGTAGTACAGGATGTCGCCTTGCGCCCATGTTTCAGCGCCGCCTGTGGTGTCAATTTGTTTGACTTCGCCGAACGTGGTGACAAACACCCAATCATTGATCGCGCCGCCCTCATGAGCAACGCCTAAAATGTAGTTCGCCTGTTCTGGTAGCAACCCTGTGGCGGGTGCGGCTTGTAAGCCGCCGCTGGCACCCAACGTGCCGCTAAACATCAGCACTTGGCCTTTGGTGGCCGCAGCTGACAACTTGACGCGGTAATACAACTCCTCGCCAATGCGCTGAATTGCCGCGCCGTTCATTTGGAACGTCAACGTTTGGAACTGGTCGGCGTCGTCGTAATACAGACGACCAGCAGCGTCTGTGACCGTGGCAGTCGTATCAAACTGGATAAAGTCGGGCGACGAGATGCCGCCGGTCACACCCGTCATTGACGTGATGTCCGAATTAGCGCCCGATGCAGCCGCACCAAGGTTAGTCCGCGCTCCGCTGGCCGTGGTGGCGCCAGTGCCGCCGTTATCAACATCTAACGTGCCGGCTAAGGTAATCGTACCGGCTGTCGTTATTGGACCGCCAGATGTCGTTAAACCTGTTGTGCCGCCCGATACCGCAACGGAGGTGACCGTACCAGACCCGCCGCCAGAATTAGCTTTGTTAAGTAAGTTTAAAAAGAAACGATACCAATCACGCGAAACGATACCCGTCTGGTCGTCTATGATAGGCGACTGATTTTTGGGTAGCTGCGGTTCGTTATCTGGATTAGGCATTGGTGCCGGACAAAACTAATTCGGCACCCATAATCGCTAACTTAACAGGGTCAGTGCCGGATACTTCATACACGCGGTCGCGTAGCTTTGTAGTCATGCCAAGCCGACGCCAGAAAGCACGGAAGCCATACGCGCCTATCTTACCCATGCCAGCCCAATGTTCGTTTGACCATGTGTGGCCACCGTCATCAGACCAACGCAATACAAGTTTAGGGTCGTCGCCTTGGCCTGTTATCAAGCCTACACCCGTTTCGCAATCTAATTGCAAAGTATGCTGGGCAGTACGTTTTAAGTTGTTTTGACCAGTAGGCAGCGCGCGCCATGACCGTAGCCACTTTTGCGGCAAATTGTCATCCGCATAAATGTTTAGATCATACGCATAGATTTTGCCGTTTTGATAGTCGCCTACAACTACTTCGTTATTAAAAAACATCTGGCAGTTTGGACGGTGACGCGTAAATTGACCGTTAACAAAACCGGCACGCTCATGCCACGCTTGTGTCGATACGTCATATACCCATGTGGCTTGTGCCGTAGGGAACGTCAACACGTAAAACGAATGGCCGTCTTGCTGGTAAGTAAACGCAATAGCGTCAGAAATTGTGCCGTAGCTTTGGATCGCAAACTCGATAGCGTGCGTAGATATGCGCTGGCCTATGTAGCCATTTGCCCTAAACACGATGCCTTGGCCGCGTGCATCAGCGCCCAGCCAGAACAGCGAGTTGTCCATCTTGGCCACTGAGTATGTTGCAGCGCAACCAAACTCGTTAACCGCACCTTGTATACGAGCCAGCGGAAACGGTGTGGTGGCAGCGTCGTACCAAACTTCAACCGACTGCGTACCAAACAGCCAAACTTCGCGATGGTCAACAAACAGTGACACCAGTTTATCGGGCATACCCTCAGCACTGGCAAAACTTAGCGGATCAATCTGTGTGCCATCCAGCAATTCTGACGTCCAAAAACGATCCGAGTTAGGCTCTTGGAATATAAAGTAACCATCCAAATAGCCAACCGTTACCGCGCCAGGAAAGTCTACGTCGGTAATCTTGGCATACGCTTCTGTGCTGGCGTCGTAGATGTAACCATCAGGGTTGGCCGCAATAAACAGCTGCGTGCCATTGTCCACCATTGACACAGGACCTGTACCGCTGACCGCGCCAATAGATACCGACGACCAATCCGCGTTAATTCGATACAACCGGCTACCTGACACCGCGTAGCCGTAGTCACCATACGACCAAAGGCCACGAATTGGACCCGTGCCGACAGTAGACAGCTTACGTAAGCCTGGCGCCCGATTAAGGTAAGCCGGTTCTTTGCCTTCAGGCGAAGGCGTCATTTCCGGATACATGTTAACCATACGCGAATCCGCAGCATTGACGCTGCGAACGACGTAGGATTGCCCAAGTATGGGAGTTTTTATGATATACTCCTATTTAACTTATATGGGGGTAGACTATGGAAACGTGGAAACCAGTATTGAAATACGAAACTTTGTATGAAGTTAGCGATTACGGCAACGTGCGTCGGACGGCCCGAAGCAAAAAACTTGACGCAGCAAAAATACCCGCCGCTAAACAAATGTTTACTCATGGCGCTACCCTTAAAAAAGTTGCTGCGTTTTTGGGTACCAGTATAACCACAGCACACTCTATTAAACAAGGTAAAACTTGGGCTGGCGATCCGTTGCAACGCCCTGTAAAAATATGTTTGCTTAAAGGGTATTACATGGCTGCGCTGTGCAAAAACGGAAAATACGTTCGTTGCAGCGTGCACCGCGTAGTGTGGGAAGCATTTAACGGCCCCATTAAAGACCGCTTGGAGATAAACCATAAAGACCTTAACCGCAGCAATAATAATCTTAATAACTTGGAGTTGGTTACGCATCAACAAAACCTTCAGCACGCGATAAACGCTTACAAAGCCAAAGGGCTGTTGCGAGCGGTTAAAGGAACTAAAGGGTTTATTGCAGGGAAACATAGCGTGTATGAAAATAAATAACTACATATTGCCAGCGTAGATGTTAAACCGCTGACGGCTGGCCACGATAGCGTATGGCATAGACATCACATCGTCAGGATTATTGATACGTTTCAGATTGCGCTTAGACGTCATCGCAATACGCTGCACAGTTTGCGGCGGCTCTACGCCAAATTCATTGGCTATCTCGCAGGCCAAATTGTACTTAAACGCGCGCAAATAGCCTGGCGGGAAAGCCAAGCTGGTAGTTAACGTAGCAGGTTTAGTTAATTCTTCAACCGACACAAAATGCCATTCCAGCAGACGTGTAGGTTTTGGGTAAATCGTCATGGTAGTGTCTGGAAACGTATTGTTTACAAACATAACCTGTGGGTAAGTAGATGTGACCGTCTTAACCGCAATACCATCGTATTGCTGCTGATTAATCAGCTTAATACCAAACGACACGTTTGTTTGCGGATCGCGGAAATACGTCGCGTCGTCAATTAACACAGGACGGTTTCCAACGAAGTCGCCAGTAGGTCCAAGTGTGCGAGTAATTACATCAGACGGCCAATTAAACACTTGATCTTGCGTGCTAAACACGGACAAACGTTCAGTATTCCACGAATCAATCATCTGATTCATGGCTGTCAACGCGTCTTGCGCGGCTTGTGGAGAAGGTTCTTCGCCCTCAGCCAGCTGGCCAATTAGCCGAAGCGATGCTTTAATCTGGTCAAAGGCGGTAGTCATTCTTAGCTCCTTATGCTGCCGCCTCTACAGGAGTGCGGCCACGACGACGTTTAACTTCCAGCTCATTAGTTGGCGCCGCTGCTTCGGGAGCCGAAGGCGTATCGTGAGTATACCTCACCCAGCCATTTTGTTCATCAGCAACTGCTTCTAATTCCATCGTAGCGACTTTAGTGCCGTGTACGTCGTGCTTGAGATATATGCTCATAGGTATGTAGATGGGGCCGAAGCCCCGCCTTTATTAAGCTACAACAGCAAATTGCCACTTAGCGCCATCCGATACAAACAGCTTACCTGCGCCCGTTGCATTGGACGTAGTACCGATTGAGCCTTTAGGAGCGGTTGTGGTGGTAGTGTTTGCCGTAATGGCAGTGGTCAAAAAATACAGACCGGCAACAGCGTTACTAACGGCAACAGAACCCGTAGACGCAAGCGACGCAGCCGAAACGGCGCCAGTTACATCTACGCTTTCAAATTGCGGATCAGCATACGCCACGCCTACAGCTTTAGTATTTGGCATGGTTTACCTCTTTAAAAAACCCCGCCAAAGCGGGGGTTTGTACATTAAGATATTGCAGCAAATTGCCACTTAGTACCGTCAGATACAAACAGCTTACCAGCGCCAGTGGCGTTGCTGGTAATAGCCATTGAACCCGCAGGTGCGGTAGTGGTAGTAGTGTTTGCGGTAATTGCGGTGTTTAAGCCCTGAAATTGTACGCCGCCAGCAAATTGAATAATAGTACCGCCAACAGATTTAGCTGCGCTAAGATTGCCGTCGGAAAATTGATATGCGTCGCCGCCATTTGGAATTGCCATGATAATTTCCTTAAAAAAGTTTTAAAAAGGGCGCCGAAGCGCCCCCTTCGACTTAGCCCCACATGCGGACAGCCATTTGCGGACGGATTGTGCTGTAACCGTACAGAACGTCAATACGGCAAGGCAGACGGTCATTGTTGATGTCGTATTGACGAACGATACGCATCGAAATACCGTTGTGAACTTGGCGGGAAGCCATATCCACGCCTTGTGGCATCAACAAGTCGGCGGTTGCAAAAGTAATCGCATCTTTGTGATAAACCAAGTTCTGTGCGTACTGAGTGGCAGCCGAACCCAACATGGTTACAACAGCACCAGCTTGCGGGAACGCGTCGATGGTTGCCAGTGCTTGGTCAGCGGTGTACATCGCTGGCGACACAGACAGGGTAGCGGTTGACGAACCAGCACCAACAGCCGTTACAACAAATTGTTGCAGGGAGCCAGTTGATTCACGGGTTTGTGGATTAACAGCGTTTACGCCAGCAACAGTAAATACGTCGCCTACGTTCCAAGTCTTGCTTGAACCAGTAAAACTGATTGGCAGGCTGGTAGAACCTTGGCTAGAAACGGTTGACGTTACAGTGATAGCTGTACCCCAAGAGCCGGTCAAATGTTGCTTGATTGACTGCGACATGTTGACTTCTTCAAAGCCCAGAACACCCATGCCCATCATACCGTTCTTGAATTGCTTGCTGATTGTGTCTGTTGGATTGAACAGACCTTTCATGCCTTCAACCAAGCCAGCGTTAGCAGCTGGGTTAACAGTTGCGTAGCGTGGTGACATAACAGCAGCAGCTTCGTTCAGCTTTTGTTGCGCTTGCAACAGAACCAGTGAAGTTGATGGGGTTGTGCCTGGGGTACCAACAGATGCGTAGATGTTCTTGTATGCGTTAGCAACATCAGCGTCAATCGAAGAAGCCAGCTGGGAAATACGCGGCTTAAGTACACGTTCAGCAAAGTCATCCAACTGCATCGTCAATTCAGCAGACGTGAAGTTGATACCGATGTGCTTCTGGTTAGCAACAGACAGGGTTGTGAACTGTTCGTTGTCGTCTTGGGTTTGCAGAGCAGCGCCATCAGTAACCAGAGCGCGGTCTGGTAAACGGATACGCAGGGTTGAGCCAATCTTAGCGCCTTCAACAGCGAAGGAGTCGTCGTATTGACGGTTTACGTTACGGGTGAGTACCAGATTGTTCTCAAGGATTTCTAACGCTTTCCTTGTGATCATGTCAATGGTAAGAATCGAGTTTGCCATGATAATTTCCTAAAAAAAAGTTAACGATTGCGTTGGGCTTCCCACTTCTTTATCTGGCGCGCGCGCTCCGCTTCGATCCAATCCGATGTGTTCATGTTCTTTATAGAACGAGGATCGGTTGTATCGTAAGACGATGCGCCGCTACCACGACCCGAAATCGGGGCGATAGGAGGTGGGGCACTGGTTGTTTTTCGTAAAATTGGCTCAGAAGCAATTTTTGCTTCCAATCGGCCAATTTCTTTAGCCTGCGAATACGGCGTCAAACGAGAAATACGTTCCGCTTCCCTTGGATTTGAACCTAAATAGTAAGCTAAATCAGGTCCTACATCCGACAGCTGGATTGTTTCTGCCATTACGGTCGTAATCGGTAGCTTGGGGTTATACGCGACTTGTTCAAAGTCATCGTACTTTGCCCGCGCATCTTCTTCACGGTCGTGATAAGCCTCGACTAAATCCATACGTTGCCGCTCGGTTTCCCGATGGGCAAGTAACTGTTCTGCTTTACGTTCTGCCAAAGCATCGGCATACGCGTCTACAGAATCAAACTGTTCAAAGGACGGCACTTCAGACGCGCTAGGTGCGGGTTGCACTCGGCGTGTTTGATCGCGTTCCCACTTGCGTTGCTCTCTTGCAAGCCTTTTGCCAACGATTGCATCTAATTCTTCTTGTGTAAAGGTCTTAGACTGCTGTTCGTTAGTCTGGTCATTCTCCGGCGCAATTATTTCAGCTTCAGGCGCAGCCGTTGCCACCTGTTCCGACGCGGGTACTTCCGCTACTTGATTTTGAAACTCATCTGACATTTTCGATTCCTAAAGAATCCTCGGTGTACCTCACCGATACGGTTATTCCCAAATAATTGTTGCCGTAACTGTACCACTAATTACCACATATATGCCATCTTTAGCATAAGCACCATCTAAAGGCAATACGTATGACGTAGCAGCCGTTGGGGTAAATACACCCAAAATGGTTCGTGTATTTGTAGTAGCAGCTGAATCGTACACGGTAATCGTTGGTGTACTTGATGCGGCGCTGACAAAAATACCTTTCAACTTACCGGCGCTGGTCTTAATGTTGGCCGAAGCCGTGATATAGGTGTAATTTGCCATGATTAGCCTTATGCTAAATATTTAAGTTTGTACAGCGTGGACATGTATAGCCCTTCAATTTCATCAATAATATTGTGAATGGCGGTACACTCTTTATCGACTACTTTATAACGCTCGGCGTGTATTTCGTCTAGCTGGCTTTCTAAAAACTCCGTAATATTGCCTGTTTTTTTAGCCGACATCAAGGTTATAGGACCAACCAGACCGTATTTACCCTGATACGCCTCGGTAAACTTGTCTGCAAAGTCTACAATTTCGTCGTAAAACGTATTCAAAGCCGTATGCTTTGAAAAACTACGGGTGTTCAAATGCACGCTATGCGCTACATCGCGCGCTAGAAATAGCATACCTACAAAATCTGCTGGCTTCATTGTTCCATTCCTTCAGGTGGCATTGCGGGCGGCATACCTTGTGGTGGCACCATTTCCGGTGGCATACCTTGTTCTGGCGGCATACCTTGTTGCATCATTTCTGGCGGCATGCCTTGCATACCTTGTTGCGGCATGCCTTGCATACTTTGCATTTCCATTGATTCGTTCTGCTCACGGCTAGGCATTTCGCTCATCAGATTATTCGATTCCATCGCAGCAGACACAACGCCCATTGCAATATCCTGAATCTGTTGCTCGGTCATACCTGCCTGAACAGCTGAAATACGCTTAGTTTCGGCATCAAACGCCTTAATTTGCGCTTCAAATTCTTTGCGATCCAAGTCCTGCATTTCGATCGATTTGCCGACATTCTGCATCATTTCATGCAACTGATTGAGTTCCTGAGCCATTGCTTCCATCTGTTGCTTGGCTTGCTGCATCTCAGGTGATTCGTCAGAATCAGCCATAATCTTCGGATCAATAATCTTAGCAAACCGTTTAGCCATTTCCTGTGCGCCTGGCCAATCCATGTTCTTAATGAACAAGTCGCCGGCCACTTGCCACAACTGCGGGTTGCTTTGCAGGATCATGCCCATCGCATCCAGTGCTTCCTGACGCTTAGTCATGTAGCTCGGACCCGTTGTGACAACCACGTCGTACTTACCGACGTTAGGGTTGTAAATTTTCTCTATGACGATGTCAGGGTTGTTCTGGTCAACAATCTTCTTGACCGGCTCTTGCTGAGTCGGGTCTAGCTTGACCATGTCCGTTTCACCGTCCATGCCAATGATACGCGCCACACGTTGTGTGTCGTAAATCTTAGGGATGATGTCAACTAGCTGACGTGTGACATGACGAATAGCCCGTGCCAGATTGTCCACGTAATGATAAGTGCCAGTATCAGACTGACGCTCGCGCGCCATAATTGCTTTGCCCGAACGCTCATTCGATGTCGCTCCCAAGCTCGTGTCATACTGACCTGTGGTTGATTTAATGTCATCCGACGCGCCAGCTTTCGCTTGCAACAGGCCAGATGACGCCATTGGCGGCGCTGCGCGCTGTGGCAGCGGCAAAATTGAGCCATTTCCGTCAGTTACGTCCGGATTTACCTCTAAATATGGCCAATTTTGCGTATTTGCGGTCTTCCACTGCGTTTCGTAGCCCTCAAACTGACCACCGTAACCAATAAATGGTGCTTTTGGCGCCAAAGCGATCATTTCCGCTTCTTGACTGACCCAATAGTTGTACATCCGCTGTGCATCTTTGGCATTTCTAACCAAACCAGACACATACAGACGACCTTCAACCTCAAATTCGTTACCTACTACGCGCACAACAGGTATCCACTTGCCTACCCAATCACGCTTTTCGAGCATTTCGTACCCGTTGGTCTTACACCACCGTACCCGCTGCGCGTTTACTTCCCGCGTGCGGGTGGGCTTTACACCCATTGCTTTTAACTGCTTCGCTTCTGGCGAATCAGCAAAAGCGGTAATGTTACCTGGGTACAGGTTAAGCGTTGCCTTGTCGTATTCCATGTAGTAATACTCGGCGATGCGTACCGTATCCTGTGCAATCCATGCACTTAGCGACTGATCGCCAATACCTAGCGATTGCAGGCTGGATATGGGTGTGCCTTCTGGGAACATGCGCTCGTAGTCTTCACGCAGGATGTCTTCCGTTATGAAACACCACTTGGCGTCTGATCCGCATGGGTCTTGTATCGTTGGGTCCATGTAGACCGAGAACGAGTTACGCACTCGCATAATCTTGGCGTCTTGGTCAAACGAATCATCGTTGCAATACTCGGTGATGATGCGGATGTAACCTTCACCATAACTTACTTGGTTCTCGCAGGCGGTGTCGTAAGCGACATCGGCGTCCGAGATGTACTCGATGTGTCTGACCATGCCGTTGTAGATTTCGGCGACTTCAGGGTCAGCGTTGTCGTCGGCAGGAATAACTTTGCCGCTTGGACGGTTTTGTCTTTGGTCGTTGGTGACTTGGCGTACATGTTGTGGCAGCTTGTTAATTGTCAGCGTTGGGCGTGCGTTGATCGTTTGACCTTGCACTGCACCACGGGTTGCCAACACATCAGATGGCCATTGCCAGTGATTGTCTGGCGAACCGGCGTAGAATTTTAAATCGTCTAGTTCATCAGACCGGCTATCAGACAGTGCTGAAATAGCCATGTTCAAACGTGTGCGCATAGTCGCTAACACATCGTTTTCATCACGGCTAACGTCAACCGGCTGAGGATTCCCGCCTACATTGGCGACCTGTGCAGCTTTATTGATGCCGGTATAGTCCATTTACTTTTTGCCTTTTGCGGGTGTTTTGCTTGCTTCGCGTTTAACTGCGTATGCAATTGCCAATGCTTGTTTGACTGGCTTCGATTTTACCTCAGCCTTGACATTTTCACGAAATGCTTTTTCGGATTTCGACTTAACGAGTGGCATCATTTACCTTTCTTGGCTGTCTTGGCTGACTCTTTAAAATCTTTCTTAGTAGGCGCGCCAGCGGTGCCAGGCTTGCGCATCTTCTCGCCGCTACCTGCTTTGATACGTTCTTGCTTCGCGTGAATTGCAGCATATAGTCCAGGTTTGGTCGCCATCTTAGTTTCCCATCCAGCCGGTTGCGGCTGATTGCTGTTGATATGCCCGAGTCGGACTGCGCGACGCTCGGTCGTAACTTGATTCCCTATGCGCTACCGGAAACGCGAACGTCACCGCTAGTGCATCGGCTGCGTCTGGTGAAGCTAACCCGCGTGAGCGCATCTCTTTCTTACCTTCCAGATAGATCGTACCTGACGAGTCAGGCTTCTTCATCGGGCCGGTCAAATCTGCTTTCAACTGCCTGTCGTTCGGTATGCTGGCGGTCTTCAACCAATCCCGCATTGCACCCCACATCTCAGCGCGCTTGTTGCCCCACATGACGGGCTTGCTGGATTTCCAACCGAAGTTGACCCCACGCACTTTGTATCGCTGTTCTTTCAATCTGTCAAGTATCCCGTAGCCCAAGCCACCTTCGTCAATCACCGTCAGTGCTGGCCGGTACTCCTCGATGGCGTCAATCACGCGACCAACGGTCGTCATCGTATCCTCGCCATTGTACCGCTTGATTGCCAGCAGGTCACGCCCTTGCCGCACAACGATTACGGTCGAGTCCGCGCCGCCGCGAGCTGGGTCAACGCCGAGAATAATTGGTGCCGTCGCATCCTTGTATTTCTCCCGACCGCCGGCGTCGTCGACAAGACGTGCGCCAATAAACTGATCTTCACCAGCCGATGGGAATTCACCGTAGACCTCAACCCTAGCCTGTGACGAATCCTCGCCATATTCCGCAATGATCTGCTCATATACCTGCTTGTCCGTGTCTTCTACATCTCTCGCGTCAATGTTGCGCGTATTCCAAAACGCCCGCTTCGCGTTGAAGCACTCATAGAAATATCCGCTGTTACGCCGTGGGTTCGAGAACGCCATCCAATAGCGGTCTAGTATGTTCTCTGTGAAGAAGCCGGCACCAACCGACCAGATGGCGTCCGGTATACCGCTGGCTTCATCGAAGATCACCATCATGCCGTCGTGGTTGTGGACACCCGCGTAGCTGTCCGGATTCTCCTCCGACCAGAGCTTACCCTCAGCTGCCCAGTAGCGCGTACCCTTCTTCAAGTCACGCTCAACCAACTCGCATATCCACTTGGCAGGAACCAGTTTAGTCGCACTGATTTCCCACCAGTGGTTGTTGATGATCATCGCCTGCCACTTAGTCAACTCACCCCAGGTGACTGACCGCAGCTGCGCTTCACTGTTAGCTGACACGATCACTGAGCTGCCTATTCTGGTAGACAACATCCACAAGATGAGCCAGCTAACCAGCGCCGACTTACCGATACCGCGGCCTGACGAGATCGCTTCCCGCAGTGTGTCCATGTTGATCTGGCCACGGTTCTTCTTAATATGTTCGCCGATTCCTCTCAATACCTCTCGCTGCCATTTGCGCGGCCCCTTGAACCTGGCCAGTGGCGTGTTGGGCTGACCCCACGGAAACGCGAACAGTACGAACGCTTCTGGATCATCCGCTATCTGCGGCGCCCAGAGTTGCGCCATTAGGAGCTGTTCGCCCTCGGAATCATAGATCGGCAGTTGTGCCATTATTTACCTAAGTTGATGTTCACTGGCCGACCAGTACCAGGCGGCATCTTTTCGTAGCCGTACTGACGCAGCATGCCGTATATATTTGACGGCGCTAAGTTATCTGGATTTATATTGTTAAAGTCATATTCATCAACAGCGCGTAGCGTACCGTCTGGATCACGCACATACTTAAACCGACCTAACGTCATCATGGCGTTACCCGTTGGATTTCCTATTGCAAACAGAGACGGCCCTAAAACACCGACGTTTTCGCCTTTTTGCATTAGGTCGCGTTTAAGTTTTCTATAGTCTTTATATTGTACGTTGCCACGATCTTCAGTCGAGTTGACTAGCTGGCGTATGCGGTTAAGTTCTTCGGGCGAAAAGTCAGCCTCAGTAATAGGGCCGCGCTTGCCTTGCATTGATTCAAGAAAGACACGACCAGCAGTCGGAAACAAACCTGGCGGTGCGTTCTGGATTAGAAAATCCAAGAGCTTATTATCAGACTGCGGCGCGAGTGCGTTCTTGGGCATGTTCTATATACTCCGGCTTCTGTTCGGTGATAAGCCCGTCGATGACGCGCTCTTGCGCCTGTTGTAGCGCCTGCGTGATGCTGATCTTCTGATACACGTCAATACTGATCTCTTGCTTGGCCGTCCATCCGTGCGTGTGCTGTAGGATCGCCAACGCCGCCTTAGCGTCGCCGTTGCGTGCTGCGTCGCGCAGGAATCCGCTGGCTTCCATCTCGCTGTCAGCGCGCCCCTTCAACTCAGCCATCTCGGCTACCGGATCAAACTGGCACAACTGCCGGTACTCCTGTGGCAGCATGCCGGCGGCTAACGCCAACGAGTCACCTTTGAGGCCAAGCGCGGCAGCGTCATAGATCGCCTGAAGACGCGCCTCAGTCGCTTCTATCTTACGTGCTGTAAATGGCAATGACTTGAACATAACCGAATAATAACGCCTTGTGAAGATGCGGGCAAGTGCGGGTAGTTTTTTTCGTGGTTGCTAGTCGATCTATAAAATAAAAAAAATTTAGTGTGAAGCCACCGCGGCCGTTCACTTTGTGCGCAGGCCCCCTCCCCCCGTCCAATTTCAAAACAGCAACATGGTTACCAGCTACAAGGTTAGTAAGCACTCACTTTAAAAGTTAACAGATTGATACACCTTTTTCTGGTAGGCAATGCCTATTGA